TTATAGCCTTTTATCGTATGTCGAATAGGCTTCTACTTGCGGGACGCGACGTATAATACCTTTCCCGATGTTGTCTAAACAACGTCCTAACGTCCGGATCATGGCCGGAATGATTTCTTGCTCATAA